TCAATCCTCCTTGTGGGTTTTGTCTGTTTCCTTCGTGAAATAGTAGGTAATAACCGCCGTCGCAATCATTACAAATTCGTTTGTTATCGCAATTCCGTTTAAGGTCTTGAAACACAAAGAAAAAACGATTGCCAACGTAACAATCGTTTTAACTTTAAGTAAATTCGCAAGATTGATAAGAACAGTCTGCCATGCTGTAGGCTTCGCGGTCGGCGGTTTTTTTGGCTGTCGCATAACCTCACTTCCTGTCATTCGGATAAATTGCCCCCGCTTGTTAATACGAATATTTTATTTATTTTGCTTGCCATTTCTAAAAGGTTTTGCATCATATTTTCAATATTCGTATTGATTCTTACAATGTCGCTGTGTTGCGCCCGCATAACGGTGTCTTTGCTGTCTAAGCGTTCATGTACGCGCTTCAACGCTTCAACTTGCTTTTCGCTGTTTTTATCAAGCGTAACGGAAAGCCGCGTTATGGCTTCGCTGTTTTTCTCTATCACGCCCATTAATTGCTGTCGGCTGTCGTTTTCGGTTGCTTGCATATTCGCGTCGCGTTCGCTTTCGTGCTTGCGGGTTTCCCTGCGGTCTTTTAATACGGCAATATAAAGCGGCGCGACGACAACCGCCATAACTATGGCAACAATGATAAAGAATAAAATTACTTCGCTGTTGGTTGCGTCAACTATGGCTTCATACATTCCGTAATGTTCGTTTGTATTCGGCATATTACGCGCCCCCTTATACTGTTATTTCGCGCCAACCAAATACAGACGGCTCCCAAATGTTACCGTTGCCGTGTATATTTTCCCAACGCTTGCCGTTATGCGTTACCTTTGCCCCTGCTGGGTATGCGTCATGCCCTCCAAGGGGTTGTATCCATTGCGGGAACTCTTCGGCGGGGTCTGCAATCCGCGTCCACATAGAAGGGGTCGCCGACGGCTTTGTATTTTGCCCCGCGTTTGTTACGTTATGGATTGAGCGGTACAATTCGCCGTTGTCTCGAACGATTGTACCCGCGTTTCCGCGCCAACTTTCAGACCACAACGGAAAAAGCGTCGGTGCGGTTATTGCCACGTCTTCGGGCGCAAATTGCGCTATTTTTTCAATAGTCGCCCTAAACTCCAACGCTTCGCCCCTGCCGCCCGCGCCGCCCATAATGGTTGTTACAACGCTTGTAAGGTCGCTTATTTCTGCGGCGGCTATTGCTTCGGGCTTGTGGGTCTTTGCCGTCAAAATCCATTTGTCGTAATTTTCTTCAATGTCGGCGGCAAGGTCGGGTCGGTCTTGAACAATAATCGCGTATTCGTCGTATTCCCAAAACTTCACGGCTTCGCCGCCGTCAACCTTCGCTTCAATTTCGTTTGAATTTTCAAAAAATCGAACGAACATAAAGCCCGCCCTGTCGGGTTGTGGGTGAATGTCATATGCCGCCGACGGTGCTTGATTTCCTCTTACTCTCATTTCTAACAACTCCCTTTATTATTTTTAATGGCAATGTGTCAACGTACTTTCGCTTTAAGCCCTGCGATTTGAAATGCCGAAGCTGTCCCGCCCGCGCAAGGAAGCCCGCCGCCAACTTGTGCGGTATCACGCGCCCCGCCCTGTGTATTTTCGCAATGCGCCGCGAATGACGCATAAGGGATAAGGCGTTGCGGCGGCGTTGGGTTGTATAACCTAAAGAAAAGCAAAAGCCCACAAAGTCAATAGGACGGTCTTTATAACCGTTGCCCGCTTTTCTAATCCGAAAAATATTCCAATTCGGGTGTATGCTTAAACCCATTTCGGCAAGACGCGCTTCAACGTCTTTTACCGCCTTTTTTAATTTGCGCTTGTTGCTGTCAATCAAAACCATGTCGTCAATGTAACGAATGTAAAAATTGACTTTGTGCGTTTCTTTCAAAAGGTTGTCAATGGGTGTTAAATAGAAATTACAAAACCAAGCCGACGTATAATTGCCAATCGGCAAGCCCTCGCACGAACGCACGATTTTATCAATAAGCCACAACGCCCGCTTGTCTTTTATCAGACGTTCAAACGCCCGCATAAGCGGGTCGTTGGCAATGGTCGGGTAACATTTTTTAATATCCAACTTAACGGCGTACTTTGCCTTGTTCCTTCGTTGTAAGGTCGCCCGCTCCACGCCCTTTTTTGCATGACTTGTACCCTTATTCGGTCGGCTTCCACAACTCCAATGGTACATACGTTTTTCAAGTATCGGCGCAAGGACTTGTAAAAGCGCGTGTTGTACGCACAAGTCGGGAAAGAACGCGGGTACTTGCGTTTCCCTTTGCTTTCCCTGCAAGCGGTCGTTTATAACAATGTTTCGGTATAACGTCGGCTTGTACGTCTGATTTTTAAGCATTTTATGAAGTATCGCGGCATACTGCCCGATATTGTCAAAAATAGGCTTAACGTCTTTTCGGGTTCGCTTACCATACGAAGCGTTGTATATTGCCCGCTTGCAATTGTCATAATGGTAAATTTTTTCGTAAATGTTGCCTATCCGTTTCATGGGATAACCTCAATTCTTCTTTTTACCTCGCGCCCTTTCGGTCGTCCTACTAAGCCGCGTCCCTACGGTAAAATTTTTTGGTAAAAGACCACGGAATAGCCGCGCTTAAAACAAGAAAGAACTTCTTTGTAAAAAGAAGACGCGCCCCGACGTTCGCATTGACAATCGAAGAATCGTTATTGACATTCCACGCGAACAAGCCCGCCCTGCCGCCGTTGTTCCAATTCCCGCCGACGATAGCAAGCCGCCACGAAAGGCGCGGCTATCCCAAAATTTAAAACATTAAAAGACTTTAAGACCGCAAGGGGGATAAATCCCCCTTCCTAACCCCCTATCGGGGAATACATAGAAGACGCGCCCCGACGTGCGCAACGACAAGCGAAGAAGCGCTACCGACATGCCACGCGAACAAGCCCGCCCCGCCGCCGCTGTTCCAATACCCGCCGACGACAGCAAGCCGCCAACCCGACGCGCTAAACCAATAACAATCACATAAAAACGTCGTTTCCGAACCTCCCGCGTTTGCCGACGGTAAGCCCGCCCACGGTTGAAGAACGTCGAAGCCAAGCCGCGTTGCATACGTCCCCGAACCCGACGCGGGAAGGGGAATTGCAATCGGCGTATAATTGGTTGCCGTATCGTCTGCGTAATTCGCGGGGTCGTTTGCGAAAAGCATTTGCCCCGCGTTGACGTTGAAGCCGTCTACGAACTCCCAAACATTGCCGTAAGGGTTTTCAATCCCGCGCCATACAACCGACAAGCCGTTAGCATTTGCGCCCGCTTCCCGCCCTGTGCCTATTATCGAATTTGTGCGCCCTGTCAATAACGCCGCCGCTGTCGCGGTGTTGCCGCCGCCGATAACCGCTTGCGTATTAAGGTTCGCAAATTCAATTTTAACAAGCAATTCCAACGCCATGCGCGTTGTAAGGTCTTGCAAACTCCAATTCGTACCCTTACCCCTTGCCCCTATGCGGAACTGGTCGCGGGTTATGCTTACAAGCGGCGCAAGCCCGCTTCGGCTAACGTGTCCCGCCCCTGTTTCGTATGCCCCGACATAAATGTAAGGCGCGTTGCCCCACGGTCGGGCAAAAGCGGGGTGAACCGTAAACCCGCTTGTAGGTACGTTGCTTATCCATTCGCGGCGTTGGGTTGTGTCTTGTTCAATGCGGTAATAAAAAAGCGGTATTTCTACCATTACATCGGCGGCGGTGTACGAAAAGCCCGCTTGCCCTTCGTAAGCGGTAACAACGCCGCTTGCATTGACGTTACAACGGCGTATGTCTTTATATACAGGCATTTCGTCGAAGTCTGAAAAGCCTTGCGCCGCTCCAATGCCCGCCGTTGCGACAAGCCCTACCGCGTCGTCAAGCCTTACAAGGTTCGGCGAAGGGTTTGTAAAATTCCATGCAACGCCCATTCTTGCATTTACAGGGCGAACAGGGGTTACACGCCGCAATATCGCTTCAACGTCGCGTTTTATTACCTCCGTTGCCGCCGCTATGTCGTCAACGCTTTCTTGACTTGCCCGCGTTAAATCCATTCCCGAACTGAAAAAGGCTTGATTTGATACGCGGTCGAAGTTTACTACCGCTACGTCGCCAGCCTTGAAGCCCGCGCCCTGCGGTGTAAAATCAACCGCCCCAATGCGTAATACCGCCCCCGCTTGAAAGTCGTTCGGAAAACGGCAACGAACGGAAAAGGTTTCGGGCAACGTCGCTGGAATCCCGCTTGCAACGTCGGGCGATAAATTATTGATTGCCACAATGTAAGCGTTGCCCCCTGCGTCATAAGTCACGTCGGCGGCAAGTGTTAAGCTGTCGCCGATAATTGCGTTGTTGGCATTTATGATATTATGCCAATCGGGTTGTGTCTTGATTAAATTTTGCAATACCATTTTCTTTTACCTCCCTATCGAATTATTAAAAACAGGCTTGTTAAATTATCGGGGTCGGGGTCTGCGAAGCCGTATTGCGTATCGGAAATTTTATTTATTTCCGTGCATGACGCATACGCGCTTGACGTTTTAACGGTCACGCGGTCGAAGCCGTCAATTTCAAATTCGGCGGGAATCGTGAAAAGGTTGCCGCCGCCCGCTCCATATACGCCCGCGCCCGCAATGCCCGCCGCGCCGTCCACCTTGTAAAGCGTACAAAGCGGGTAATGCCCTAAATTATGGGTTATCGTTCCTATAACGTCGGTCGCAAGAAATGTTTGTATTTCCTGTATCAACAAAAGCAAATGCCCCGCCGTGTCGTCGTCAAGCAAGCCCTTTATGCCGTCAAACCAATTATTGAAGTTTGCCGACGATTGCGCTTGAAAATTGTTAAGCCAAACCAAAAAGGCTTGAAATGCGGTTGTACTGTCTGTCGTAAATCCGTTTATCAAGCTGACGAATACATTAAATTGGCTTGTTGTGCTGTTTCGGAACTGCAAGAAAAAGTCTGCCATATCCTGCGTAAATTGCGCGTGTCCCTGTACAACTAATTGCGTGTAAAGGTCATAATAATATTGAATGTTATCCGTCCATAACGAATAATCTTCCAATATGCGCGGCTTCATTTCGTTAAAAAACGCCGTAAATTGCGCCGTAATGGTCGTCGCGTCTATTTGTTGAACAAGCCCCGCCACTATGCCGCATAACGCCGTATTCCAACGATTATCCGTAATGCTTGATTGCGTAATGGAAGTCGCGCCCGCGTTTACCAAAACGTCGGCAAGGCATAATTCCCATGCGTCCGCGTCCCGCTGTAACGGCGGCGGCGTTGGGTTGCTTGCGGGTGCTGACGAATTAACGCGGGCAAATATGCGCCGCTCCGTTAAATCCCAACGAATTACAATGCGGTCAATGCGCCGTAATACGCCGTCGGCAATGGGTAATTGCAATGTCAATTCGTCGCTGTTGACATAAAAATAACCGTTAATCCAACCGCGCCCCGCTCGAATAATGACGCTTGTTCCCGCGTTTCCCGCTATAACTTGAAGCCCAACCGACGGCAAGGGGAAAACGCCGTTGCCAATGAACGACGCAAAGTAATTCGCCCAATGTTCGGCAAGGTATCGGCGGTCGCGCCCGATTGAATTAAAAAAACTTGAAAACTCGGACATTAAAATATCACCCCTTTTTTATTGAATGTATAAAGCCCTTATTTGTTCAATAAGGGCGGGTAAACTTTCCCCGAAGGTTATTTCAATTTCGGGTTCGGGTTGGTTTTGGTAGACTTCCATTATTTCGGTTATGCGTACATTTACGCGAACGCCCCAACGCTGATTGATACAAGTTACCCTGTCGCCTAAGTCGTAATCGCGTTTATATTTCAAGTTGGCGTGTGTGTTTACCTTGCTTGTAAACGCCAATGTTTCGGCGAAGTATTCCAACTGCTGAACGCCCCTTGTAAAAAGCAACGCGCCGTATTCCGCGTCGCTTATGGATTGTTCGTTGCCGTTTTCGTCCCGCCAAAACTGCACGATGTCGGTTGCGTTTATAAATACTTCGGCGCGTTCATGCCCTGCGGCTGTGTCGCCTACCTCGACGACGCGGCGCGGTCGGTCGTGCGCGTCTTCGCCGCCTACATAAGCCGTTGTTCGCAAACGCTCGGTTGAATTTGTAAATGTTTGTTCTAAGATGTTGTCAAACTCTACCGAAAAGACGGCGGGCGGGTTTCCCGACAAATTTCCCGACGTAAAATCTTTGCCGTCATAGATATTAAAAAAATATCTCTTTTGCCTTATGTCGGCGGTCAAATTGTAACCAAGCCTTGACGCTTTCGCCGCACGCTCCAACGCAAGCCCCGCATTTATAAAAAGCTCCGACGAATATTCAATGTTGCCCCTGCTTATGCTTGATATGTCGGTATGGGTTATGTTGTGCAACCGTCGTCGGGGGTTCGCGGGATTTGTTATATTTTCGGTCACAATTCGGGTCATAATCTGCGGTGTCGGCGCGGTAACAACAATCGGGTTTAATACAATCCGCTTGCCTAACCAATTTGTAACGAAATGCCCTTGTATTTCAATTTCTTCAATGCCCTGTGTGTTCATGCGAATGTCAATATAGCGGATTTCGCCCGCTTCTTCGTCGTTGTCCCATTTCCGCAAAAGCCTGTACATTTGCAATAATTCGTTGTGGCGGGGCGTAAACGGTACAAGTAACTTAAATTCGCCGACGCTGTTATAACGGCGAACCCAAATAAAAGACGTTATTTTTTCAATAACGCCTTTCAACTCTAAGTCGCGGTCATATGAATATATTTCCATGCTACACCCCCAAATATAAATTATTGTGGTGTATTGTTACGTCAAGGTTATACATATTTTCTTCTGCGTCGTATCTGAAAATATTATCACCTACGGCAAGCTGTAAATATCGGCTGTCGGGGTCAAGGTAACGGAAAGCGTCGGTTGTTACGCCCGCCCGCCGCAATGTAATACCCTTTTCACCCCACGCGGTATTAATCGTTATTACGTCGCCCGCTTGCATATCCGTATTCATGCGTATAAATTCGCCTGTAACCACGTTTAATAAAAATGGTTTATCCAAGTAGCCCAACGCCCGAAAGTCTATACGCATACCCGCCCGAACGTCGCCGCCATTGAATACATTTACAATAAGCGACGGTTCGCGCCAACCTATTTCCCAAGTCGGTTCTGTCGGGTCGTCGGGGTCAATCGGTATTTCTAAGCCCTGCGGCAAGTCGTCGTCGGCTCGGTCAATTGGAAATTCAAATCCCCCAATCCATGTTGCAATATCCTGTCGGGTTTCGGTGTCTTCACGCCAAAATGGGTTGCTACAAAAGACTTGTATAATAAATCGCGGCAATACAGGGTTCGCAACGTCGGGCGACGCTTCTTGAACGCTACAACTGATAACCCGCCGAATATTGCCGAACTCGAATATTAAAAGCCCTGTAAATTGCGGGTTCAATATTCGGTTCATGCGTCGGCGGGTTCTGTGTATCAAGTCTTTGTCCCTCATGTTGATATGTCCCACTATTTCAATGTCGCGGGCTTTTATGCGGCTTCCAATTTCCGTGTTGCCGTCTTGCCCCATGCTGATTATTGAAACAATGTCGTTGCTGATTTCCGAAAGCCCTGTAACGTCTTTGTCAATGTTTACATGAAATTCCGAAGCTGTGGAAAATATAAGCCTGTCGCCGCGCTCATTCTCATAAATAAGCCGCTTCATCATATCGCCCCAACCTCCCTTGCAATTAATTTAAACCCCCTTGTTGCTTCCCGCTGTTGGGCGGCGTAATTGGTTTCGGCGGTGTATATGTTTTGCGTAAGCGCGAAGCCGCCTTGCGTTCCCGCTTGCCCGCCGCGCCCCGCCGTGTAGGTTGTCGGGTCGGGTATCATGTCGCCGACGGCGTTTTGTACTTCCCGCCGAACTTCGCGCATTTCGTCGGCGAATCCTATTCCAAGCCCCATTGCCATAAATTCGCCGATTTCCGCAAATACTTTTGAAGGGCTTGAAATTTTTAATTTCGCTTGCGCTTCCCTTACAAGGCGGTCAATTTCGTTGTTTACGTCCCGCCGCATATCCGACGAACCATTTATAAACCCTGTCGTAATGCCCCGCGCCATGTCTTGCCCTGCTTGTTGAAAGCGTCTTACCGCGCTGTTTTGGTTGTTATGGTCGGTCAAGGCGGTAATAATCGGGTTTATGGCGTTGTTTACCTCGCTTGAAATGCCATTTGCGCCCTCTTTAATGCCGTTCGCCAACTGTTGCATTAAATCCTTGCCCGCCTGTACAAATTGCGGGTGCGCGTTCTTTATCGCGTCAACAATGGCTTTTATGATTTCGGGTATAACTGCGTTAATTTGCGGAATAGCCGCCGTCATGCCCGCCGCTATTTGCTTGTTAATGTCTTCGCCCGCTGTCTTCAATTTTGGGTGTTCGGCGGTAAACGCGGTAATAATGGCTTGCGTTATCTGCGGTACAACCTTTGTAACTTCGGGAATTGAAGACGTAAGCCCCGCCGCAACTTGTTTGTTAATGTCTTGCCCCGCTTGATTAATGCTTTGATGTTGCGCGGTGAACGCGGTTATTATCGCTTGCGTTATCTGCGGTACAACGGCGGTCACGGTCGGAATGGAAGACGTAAGCCCTGCGGCTATCTGCTTGTTAAGGTCTTCGCCCGCTTGTTTTATTTTGGCGTGTTCGGCTGTGAACGCGGTTAT